TGGTATAGTCGATGCAGGTAAAGTTGACGATAAGCCTCTGAATAGTTTTGGTGATAGAGAAAGACTGTCGGGTAAGAAGAATAAGTTTGGTGGCTTCAAGGTATAAATATTTAATTATAATAAAGGAAACACTATGTCCGTAGGAGCAGGTGGTGTTGAATATGAGAATAAAGTTCTCTCAACAATAAAACCACAAATAAGAAAAATTAAAGGATTAAAGTTGAAAGAAGGTTCTTCTACGGCTGCATTTGCTGCAACCGAACCAGATTTGGTATTAATGATGAATAAGTATCAAATTAACATTGAAATAAAACAGGACAGTAAAGCACAAATGGGTGGAGGATCATATAATTATGATATGAAATCTAAAAAATTTAGTTTGTCAGCGAAAACGATAATTGATCCTGCGATAGATGAAAAATTGAGAGAAGTTTTAGAATCAAAATCAAAAGACCTGAATTCTCTTTTAACTCATGTAAAAAAGAATGATGCAAAACTACTGACAGAAAATGTTAAAGGTCTGCCATTAAAAGCAACAAAATCTATGTGGGAAGAATTAACAAAAGAAGGTTTTTTAGTTCCATTGAATGCTAAGATGAATGTTCCATATAAATTCTTACATGATCACTATGCTAAAAAGAAATGTTACTACATTCAAATCGGTGGAGCAGGATTATTTTATCTAAAGAAAAACCCTTTAAATTTGCCTATTCCTCAATTACAAATTCCTATGGCCATAGAATTGAGATTGGGAAGAGCAGGATCAAAAATGGACAAAAGTTTAGGTGTAGATGTTGCTAGTGGTAACATAAGAGCCCAAGGAAGACTTGACAGTAAAACTAAAGCAAAGTCTCCATATTCTTTAGATACACCTGGCGATTTTTTAAAGCTTTTTGGAAATGTGTCAGAAAAAGATTTAAAAAATTTATAATATAACAGAAAGCAAATCATGTCTCTATCATACGACTTTGACAAAGTATTCAAAGAGTATCAAAATGCTACTGATGATTTTGGATTCTCTGCCGTATCTGAAGAAGAATATAATTCAGTAATAAACAAAACAGCAGAAACAGCAGATGACTATAAAACAAGATTGAATGAAGTAGAGAAACTTGTTATACCATTCTTACAGAAGTTATATCAAACAGCAGACAAAGAATACATTTATTGGCCAAACAGAAAGCCTGTAATAGAAAAACAAATTGAGAGGATATTAAAACTCACCCGTGGATGATGTTAACCTAAAGGTATAGGAAATGTCAGACGATATCAAACCAGATTTCAAAAAATTCAAAAACAAAAAGAAACTAACAGTACCAGAAGAATTTCTAGACAATGCAAAAAGTTATGAAGATAAACAGATGCTCGTAAGAGTATTAACTGAAAGAGAAAAAGGAAGAGTTCTACTGATAATGAAGTCACTTCTGGCTGATGCAGTAAAATCAAGAAATCGAAAATGAAACAATTACTTGAAATACTACCTAAAATCTTAGGTATGATGCCTGAGATTGTGAAATACATAAAGTATATTCCAATCATCATGCTGTTAGCTGGTATAGCATATGCTGTGTATTATGTAACAAAGAACTACAAAGATCCTTACATGTGCCATGATAATGAAATATATGAACAGATTTCAATTACTTCTGGTGTTTATAAATTTAAAGGTGGGTATTGCATAAGCGATAAGTGAGGTTATTATGAGTGCAGTGGTAATTATTCCGACTACTGGAGCAGATACAGTAAAACGATCTATTGAAAGTGTTCTAGCACAAACCTATCCAACAACTTGTTATGTTGTCTGTGATGGTAATCAATTCAAAGGTAAAGTCAAAGTTATTGTTGACAACTACCTATCAAATAAAAATATCAAAGTCTGTTTCTTGCCAGAAAATGTTGGCGCAAACGGATTCTATGGTCACAGAGTCTATGCTGCATTCTCTCATTTAGTAAATGAAGATTATGTTTCATTCCTAGATCAAGATTGTTGGTTCGAACCAAATCATATTCAATCCTGCGTAGACACTATTCAAAAAAATAACTTAGAGTGGACATATAGTTTAAGAAAAATCACAGACAAAGAAGGAAATTTCTTGTGTAATGATGATTGTGAAAGTCTGGGAAAATGGCAAGCATGGACAAATGTTCACCATGTTGATACAAATACATATTGCGTTCGTCGAGATGTTTTGATAAGATTAGCATCAGCATGGCATGGTGGTTGGGGTCAAGATAGAATATTTTTTCATACCATTGCTTCACACTTCAAAGAATGGGATTGCACAAAAGATTATACCGTAAACTATATGCTTGACGGAAATCAAGGATCAGTATCCAAAGAATTCTTCGATCAAGGCAATAAAGTGATGTATGATTTTTATAAAGGAAAGCTTCCTTGGCGAAAAGATTGATAGTAGGTAAAACTAGCTTCATAGGAACAGAACTAGCTAAACTGAAAGACTATGACATCGTTGCATACAAAGATGTCCATCATGTTGACTTTTCTCAATATGATGGTGTGATTAATTGTGCATTGAATCCAGTATTCAAAACTCAAACATATGATGAAACGATTGATGTTGATTATGAGATAGCAAGACTTGCATATGAAAATAACTGTCACTATGTAATGATATCAACCAGAAAAGTATATGGCTCATCATCAGAACTCAAAACATACACAGAAGAAAGTCCTACAAATCCATTTGACTTTTATAGTGAAAACAAACTAATTTGCGAGAATAAAATACTGAATGAGTTTGGAGATAAAGCAGTCGTAGTTAGAGGATCTAATTTGTTTGGGTTTGAACTAGGCAGACAATCATTTATGGGTTTCTGTATGGATCAATTGAAGCACAGCGAAAAGATTATATTTTCAATCAACGAACACACAAAAAGAGATTTCATTGATGTGACCACTTCAGCAAGAATGCTTGATGAGATTTTGAGAAGAAACTTGACAGGAATATATAATTTAAGTTCGAACTATGGACTTGAAATAGGTAAAGTAGCAAAACATTTAATTCGTGGTTATGGTAAAGGCGAGTTTTTATGTACAGGTGATGTTGTCAAAGAACAGTTTATTATAGACAACACAAAACTAATCAAACAGCTCAAACTTATCTCTCATCCATTTTACATTACAGGTATCATTGAAGATTTAGGAAAAGAATTATGCAAGATATGATTATTAGTGCCGTATCTGAATATGGATACGACAAAATGAAATATTGGGTGAACTCAATCAAACAATCTGGATTTCAAGGTAAGATTGGAATCATTGCTTTCAATATTAAAGACGAGACACTTGAGAAATTAAAATCTGAAGGTGTTGAGGTTTATCTAACAACAGACAAGAGAAACAAAAATAATGATGGGTATTTGTTTGCAGAAGGCTTGACATATCAAGTTCCTATGCTGAGACATTATTTCTATTGGGCAGTTCTGTCTCAACTAAAAGATATTCGTTATGTTATCTCTACAGATATTTCTGATGTTGTATTTCAATTAAATCCATCAGTATGGTTAGAAAATCATCTTGGTGATAAGAAATTAAATTATGGATGTGAAGGTTTGTTGTATAAAGATGAAGCCTGGGGAAATCAAAATATGATGGAATGCTTCCCACAACTTTATCTTCACATGAAAGACATACCAATCTACAATGCAGGTTCTATGGCGGGTGAGTTTGAAATGTTTAAAAACTTCTCACTGGCTGTTTCTTTGGCAATAAACAATGTTCAACATCCAACTCCAGACCAAGCTGGTGTTAATGTTATGTTGTCCATCGAACCATACAAGTCGATTACCAAGTTCAATGACCACGATACAAACTGGGCATGTGAATGTGGGACTACAGTAGACCCAAGTAAAATAAACAGCTTCAGACCCTTTCTGTTAAGTCCTGAGCCTATTTTTGATGGGGAGTATGCTTACACAAGCAAAGGTGAGAAATATGTAATGGTGCACCAATACAATAGAGTACCAGAATGGAAAGAAAAGATTGAGAGAAAATATGGATAATGATATTTCAGTAATTACAGCATTTTATGATATTGGTAGAGGTAATTTACCAAAAGTAAAACACGGCAGAGAACTTCCGTTCTATCAACATAGAAGTGTGGATACATATTTTGATTTTTTTGAAAAATTAGCCAAACTTCAAAATGAAATGGTAATTTACACAACACCAAATTTTGAAGATAGAATAAGTGCAATAAGAAAAAAACATGGTTTAGAAGAATTAACTAAAGTTGTTACTATGGAGTCTTACTTACCTCAAGGCTTCGAACTAACAAAGGCTATGGTGCAGAAAGTGATGGACAACCCAAGCTATTATGGTAAGGTTGTCAATCCTCAACTGATTGAATATTGGCATGCCGATTATGTTCTTGTAAATATTTTCAAATCTTGGTATGCAGTTGATGCTATAGAAAAAGGTTTGATTCATAATGATCTAACTGCATGGATTGATTTTGGTTATGTAAGAAACGATACAACAATACCACCAACAAACAAATGGTCTTATGATTTTAATAAAGAGAAGATACATTTTTTCAACCAACATCCTATTGATAAAAGTAGACCAATTAACGATATAATCTACACCGGAGATGTTTACATTCAAGGTTGTCATATTGTGGCTGGAACTGAAAAATGGAAACTACTAAAACAACTTGTTTTGAAGAATGTAGAACTCTTACTTGAAAACAATCTAATTGATGATGACCAAACACTTCTTCTAATGTCGTATCTATCAAGCCCACAAGATTTTGAACTACATGACGCAAATCCAAATGATTGGTTCAGAATATTCAGAGTATATAACGAACACGCATATGATGACGCATGATTAAAGTTATTTCACCAAGAATTCACAATCTAGGAGACTTTATGCATTGTCTCCCTGCATTGTCTGGCCTATACAAGAAACTCAATCATAAAATGTCTTTTGTTATTTGTGATAGACTTGAACGGTTTAATGGTATAAAAGAACTTCTTCTGAATCAAGAAATGTTTTTTGAAGTCAAGTTCATGCATGAAGAAACAAGAATACCAGAAAGGTATATGATAATTGACGATATGGGTGAAGAAAAGAATCATGGTAATAGTCCTATAGCATGTCATAGATTTTATAACTTCATCAGAGACAATTACAAAATAGACTTTGATATTGATGATGACTTCGAACTACAGATACCAAAACTAGATATAAACTTTCAAATAGACAAATTAATTGTCGGTGATAGGTGGTCTCCTAAAGACGCATCAGATGTTGACACTAGAAGATACTCCAATCTCATAGAAAATGCAGAAATTATACCAGAAGAAAAAGCATTTTATCTTGACTATAAAAAAGATTTGATATATAATTGTTCTTTGATTAAGCATAATCCAAATCCATTTATTACCACATTTACTGGAATAGGTATTGTTGCTGATTTGATGAAAAAAGATTGTTTCATCTTATGGGATGAAGATATACGAAACTGGCAAGGTTGGGGTGTAGAACAAGACTACAAACTACACTACTATCAAGATAGAAAATCAAAACTTGTTTATATAAGAGATTTTAAGTATGATAATTAATGTTCCTCTCGGTGCGTTTGGTGGTCCTCTAAGAAATGGTGACATTGTTGCTGTTGCCAATGTAGTGGAGTATCTAAGAAAAACTGATAATCCAGAAATTAAATTTCATCTATTACCTAGTTCAATATCATCAGCAGAGTATTGTCAGAAATTCTACAAATTCATGCTAGACAACACAAATTACTTCTCTGATGTTCCCGGAGAAACTCAGCTAACATGGAAAAATATTAATCTTTGGGATTTTAGAGGATTGTCTGGTGACTTAGTAAAAATCCCAAACAATAAAGAGAAAGAAAACAAAGTTGTAATCTTTCCTCTTTTCAACGCAGAATATAACACATATAGAAACTGGCCGAAGTATGTATTTGATAACATAATTAGGCACAACAATGATCTATATCCAAATTATAAAAAAATACTTTGCCTTGAAACTCCCATTGATGAGATTGAAGGATGGGAACAATCTACAGACTTCCTAACAAACTTAGACCATATAATGACATGTAAAGCATTTGTTGGTGGTGATACGGGAACAAGCCATTTTGTTGGAGCGTTAGAAAATGGTCCAGAAAACATAGCATATTTTTATTCCGGTCACGGATTAATACATACGACTCCTTTCTACTCAACATTAGGTAAAGGAATAGTTGTACAATACTGGCATAACTTAGAACAGACTAATTGGGTTTGATATGAAAATTAAATTATTCAGTCACATGGTGGACATAGGTTGTGGTAAAGACATCACAACAGAACAAGCAGAACTATTAGAAAAGACGGGCTTACTGGATGAGATAGAACATGGTTATTTCTTTGCACACTACAACAAAGAAAACTATGCATGGTTAGAAGAAAGATGGAAAGATAGAAAGAACATTGATATATTACATTATGATCAATCCTTTCAGCCGTGGTATGAAGCTACTTCAGTAAATTATCTTCAAGAATATTGCCACGAATATGATGGTGAATATTATGTGTGCTACATTACACATAAAGGCGCTAGTCATGGACCAGGAGGTCATCAAAACTGGCGAAAATATATGCAGTATTGGAACATAGAAAAATGGAGAGAATGTGTTGCAAAATTAGATGAAGGTTATGATACTTGCGGTGGCGCATTTCTAAGTAATCCTCCATATCCTTTCTATGCAGGTAATTTCTATTGGGCAAAAGCATCATATTTGAGAAAGTGTAGAAGATTAAAGACTCCTCAAGAAAATATGTTTAAGCCACAATTTGATGGACAACCACATCATCGGTTTGATCTTGAATGTTGGCATGGTAGTGGTAACCCAAATGCATACGACATGCATCCCGGTGAAACAAATCGTTGGTATTTGCCTCCCGAATCATATAGAGATGATGTGCAAGAAACTTTTATATACAGAACGGCATGAGTGATACGGCGATCATAGTCACTACTTATTGTGGTGGTAATTACGAAGCAGAAAAAAGAAGAATGACCCAAACTATCTGTAAAAAGCTAACAGAGAAAGGCCATTTTGTTATACTCACCTCACACTCAATGATTGATATGGAAACTCAATCATATTGTGACCTTTTCGTGTACGATAAAGACAATAGATTTTCTTTTGATGGAGTTCCTCAAAGAACGACAAATCACGGTGTTGCAGAATTAACTTTGATGAGAAATGCAGTGAATCTAATACCCAAAGGATTCAAATATCTATTGAAGATGGCATATGATAACAAGCCCGATTTAGATTATCATGACATTATACAGAAATGTAAAGAGACTGGTAAAAAAGCAGTCACAGCAAAGTGGGGAAATGATCTTAGTCTTGGTACACAGATGTATTTCTCGGAAATTGAGTTCTTCAATCAAACATTATCAATGAACGAATTGTGGCGTTGCGAAAAGGACCTTGAGTATGTTTGGTATGATTCTGTAAATGAAAAAGGTCTGTTAGACCAAGTACATATATTAGACATTTACAGAAACTTTTTTGGACATGATGTTCTTCAATATGCACATGCAGGAGGAACACATGTAGACCCGTACCCATATGATTAGTTTAACTTGTATTGATGCTTTAAACTACGAACCAACAATTCGTGCAATACAAAGCACGATCAAATGCATTCCTATAAGCAGAGTTTACTGGTTTAGTGATGCTAATCTGATATCACATGAGTTTCCTGTAACTTGGATTAAAATAAAGAAGTTTAAGAGATACACTGACGAATATAATTTTATAACTTTGAAGTTAGTACCTCATGTTGTCACGGAACCATACAATATTATTATTCATTCTGATGGTTTTGCTGTAAATCAAAGTGCGTGGGATGAAGATTTTTTGAAGTATGATTATATTGGTGCAAAATGGAACAACGGCATGGTAGGAAATGGCGGGTTCTGTTTAAGAAGCAGAAAATTATATGATGCATTGTTGGACTTAGAGGTAAAATATAAAACTAGTGACTATCCACAAGAGACTATAGATAATCCAGAAAACTATGTATTTGATGCATATGGTGACAAAGTGATCCCTGAAGATAATATTATCTGCAAGATACATAGAAAAGAACTTGAAGAAAAATATGATATAAAATTTGCTGATGGTGATATTGTGGATAAATTCAGTATAGAACATAACATGAGTTCACCATGGCTAGGCAAGAGTCTAGGTTTTCATGGTAAACATGGAATAGCAAAACATTATGGAGTTGAATTATGATTTTAGTAACTGGTGGTGCAGGATTTATTGGTGGTAATTATCTTTGGAACACAATTTGGAAAGTAGATAATGAAATAGTTTGTGTTGATAAATTAACATATGCATCAAACTATGATTACATTAAACCGCTTGTAGATAATGAAAGAATTTCATTCGAACATGCTGATATTAAAGATGAAGAAGCCATAAAAAGAATCTTTGACAAATATAAACCAAAGCATATCATAAATTTTGCAGCAGAGTCTCATGTTGATAATTCAATTAACGATTACACTCCTTTTGTTGATACGAACATTTTAGGAACACTCAATCTTCTAAAGCATTCTATAAATTTAGATTCTTTAGAAAAGTTTATTCATGTTTCCACTGATGAAGTTTATGGTAGTTTAGAATTAGATTCAGATGAAAGCTTTCATGAGCTTACTCAATATCAACCAAACAATCCATACTCAGCATCAAAAGCAGCAAGTGATCATTTTGTCAGAGCATTTTATAAAACATATGAGGTACCGGCAATTATAACGAACTGCTCAAATAATTATGGTCCAGGTCAACATAAAGAAAAGTTTATACCAACAATCATAAGCAAAGCAAGAAACAATCAGAAAATTCCTGTGTATGGAGATGGACTGAATGTAAGAGACTGGCTATTTGTCCATGATCATTGTGAAGGAATCAATTTGGTTCGTCAAAAAGGAAAAATTGGAGAAAAATATAATATCGGTGGGGGCACAGAAGTCTCCAACATAGAATTGGTAAAGATGATTCTAAATGTTATGAATAAACCCGAAAGTCTGATAGAATATGTTACAGATAGACCGGGACACGACAGAAGATACTCTATCAATTGTGACAAGATAACAAAAGAGCTTGGATATAAACCAAATTATACATTAGAACAAGGCATACAAAAAACACTACCATGGTACGGAGAAACTAAATGACACCAAATGAAATGATTGAAGCACTATCAAAAACAGTGCAACCAAAATATGTGAAAAATTATGATAACTATCAAGAAGGTCAGTTTGTACAGTATTCTGGTCAGCTCTGGGATCATGATGAAATCAGAGCAGCTATTGATACCTTGCTAAATGGATCATGGATTGTTTCTGGTGAAAAAGTATCCGAGTTTCAAGATGCATTCAGTAAACGATTCAATGTGAAATATTCTCACATGGTGAACTCTGGTAGTTCAGCTAATCTTGTTCTTGTTACGGCAGCAAAGAAGTACAATAACTGGAAAGATGGAGATGAGATCATCGTATCTCCTGTAGGATTTCCAACTACGATAGCACCAATCATCCAAAATGGAATGAAACCTGTTTTCATTGATATTGAACTTGACACATTAAACTTTGATGTATTGAAGATAGAAGAAAAAATTACACCAAAGACGAGAGCGATTTTTGTTTCTCCTGTTTTGGGTAATCCTCCAGATATGGATTTTATTGTTGCTTTATGTAACAAATATGGTCTAACACTCTTAGGAGATAATTGTGATTCTCTAGGATCTCTTTGGAATGGTAAACTGATCACCGATTATTATGATGCATGGACAACATCTTTCTATCCTGCACATCACATCAGTACAGGTGAAGGTGGTATGGTGTGTTCAAACAGTGAAACATTCATCAAAGAAGCAAGAAGTATCTCTTGGTGGGGTAGAGATTGCTACTGTGTAGGAGCAAACAATCTACTCGAATGTGGTACTTGCGGAAAAAGATTTGATAACTGGTTGGATGACTATGACGGCATCATTGATCACAAATATCTGTTTACAAATATTGGTTACAATCTAAAGCCTCTAGATTTGCAAGGTGCAATCGGACTAGAGCAGTTGAAGAAATTCGATATGCTTGAAAGTAAACGCCGAGAGTATAAAGAAAAGATTCAGAAGTTTATTGAAGATAATATTGAAGGAGCAAGAGTAATCAATGCAACAATAGGTTCCGATCCTTCATGGTTTGGAGTACCTATCTATTGTGAATCACAAGAAATGAAAGAGTTTTTAGTGTCACATTTTGAAGAAAATAAAGTTCAGACCAGAAACTACTTCAGCGGAAACATTCTGCTACATCCTGGATATAAACATTTAGACGATTATAGAAACTACCCAAACTCAAATCTTGCATTGAGCAATGTATTCTTCATTGGATGTTCTCCACTATATAATGAAAAAGTATTGGCTTATATTGAAAAGGTATGTCAAAAATGGTAAATGTTCTAGGTGCTGGATTTGTCGGAGGCGAGTATGCAAAACGCACGCCTAATGTAATTGTCAATGAGAGAAATGATTATGATGTAAAGTCTAATGAGATTCTTTACTTCATTTCAACAGTAGACAACTATAATGTTTGGACAGACCCATATATTGACATCGATACAAACCTAACGACACTTATTAAGACACTAGAAACCTGCAAAGAAAAGGATGTTACATTCAACTTTGTCAGTTCTTGGTTTGTGTATGGAAATGTTGATTTGCCAGCTAAAGAGACTGCCTGCTGCGACCCCAAAGGATTTTACAGCATCACGAAAAGAGCAGCAGAGCAGTTGCTCATTTCATATTGTGAAACCTTTAATATTAAATATAGAATTTTAAGATTGGCAAATGTATTAGGTGCATCTGATAGAAAGGTGTCAAAAAAGAAAAATGCTTTACAATACATGATACGAGAATTGCAGGCTGGAAACACAGTTCAACTATATGATGGAGGTGAAGCATACAGAGATTACATTTATGTCACCGATGCAATTCGTGCCATCAATTTAGTTCTACAAAAAGGAAAAGTCAACGAAATCTATAATATAGGAAATGGTGTTCCTATTCGTCTAGTTGATGCCATCACATATGCTGCACAAAAATTGTCATCATCTTCTAATGTGGAAAGCGTTGAAACTGCTGAGTTTCACAAAGTTGTACAGACAACCAATATGGTTCTAGATGTTACCAAGATCAAACAATTGGGTTATGTGCAGAGCTATACGATTTATGATATTATAGACGAATTAATCATATAAATACTCAATAGGTAATCACAGGGTATTGCCAATTGAGGAATTAATGCTAAAATTCAAGACTTATCTAAAAGAAGAAAATACAGAGCCAGAAGGCGAAAAGCTCAAGCACATTGAGCACCTAGAGGACCATCCTATCAATGACGGAGCCAAAGGCTTCGAACATGCTGTCGGCGCATTAGACCAAGTTCATAATCATATCATTTCTGGTGCCCACGATTCTTCTCTCACCATGAAGCATGATGGCTCGCCATCTATTGTTTATGGACATCATCCAGAAACTGGTAAGTTTTTTGTTGCTTCAAAGTCAGCATTTAACAAAAACCCAAAGATTAATTATACAGAAAAAGATGTTCAACAAAATCATGGTCATGCACCGGGTCTTGTAGAAAAGCTGAAGGCAGCACTAACACACTTACCGAAAATAACACCAAAACAAGGCGTGTTCCAGGGAGATGTTCTATTCTCAGACAAAGATAAGAAAAAAGAAGGCGACAAATACAGCTTCACTCCAAATGTTATCAAATATTCTGCTAATAAAAATTCAGACGAAGGTAAGAAGATAGCTAAAGCAAAATTTGGTATTTACAATCACACCGAATATGTTGGTCCTACAGCAAAAGCTATGACAGCTAACTATAGTCCAGATTTAAGCAATTTCAAAGAACATTCTGATGTTTATCATAGACTACCTGGTCATGATACATCAAAAGTTGTGATGACTAAAACTAATCATACTGAATATGCAAAGCATGTGGCTGCTGCACAAAAGTTACATGACAAAAATCCGCATATGTATCACTCTATTGATCCTGTTAGAGATCATATGAAAACTTATATCAATTCAACTGTAGATACTCAAGAGAAGCCATCAGTTGAAGGATTACAAAAACACATCGAAAACAAACTAACAAAAGAGATAGATAAGAAAAAGACTGACGCTGGTAAAAAGAAATATCAAGATCAGCTTAATGGTTTAATTCAGCACACTAATGTGCATAAACAAAATTTACAACAAGTGTTACAAGTACATCATCATTTACAAAAAGCGAAAGATGTTCTTGTTCATACTTTAGCACAGCATACTGGTGGTTTAGAGCATGAAATAAAAGGACAATCAGTTAAACCAGAAGGATTCGTCGTTAATCATGAAGGACAGGTATCAAAACTAAATGACAGAAACGAATTCAATAGATTAAATCGTTTAGCAAGAGCAAAATGAAAAAATTTTCACAACTACTAGAAGAAAACCAGAAAAAACTGACGATGTTGTTTGGTCGTATGAATCCTCCCACTAAAGGTCATGAGGAGAATGTTGAAGGTCTAAAGCAAACAGCAGAAAAAGAAAAATCAGATCATCTAGTAATTGCATCACACTCGCAGGATGCAAAGAAGAATCCTTTATCTCCAGATACCAAACTGAAGCATTTAAAGAGAGCATTTCCTGGTACAAATATCATCACATCCAGCAAAGAGAAGCCTACCATTATGCACCATGCATCTGATGCACATGCTAAAGGATATACTCATCTTCATGTTATTGCTGGTGCAGACAGAGTTGATGAATATAGAAGATTACTCAATCACTATAATGGAAAGACTCATGATGAAGCTGGCAGACCATTTAAGCATGGTTCATATAACTTCAAAAAGATAACTGTATCATCATCTGGTGAAAGAACAAAAGGTGTATCTGGAACAGATATGCGTAATCATGCCCAGAATAATGATTACAAATCGTTCAAGAGTAATCTATCTTCTCATATGCAGAAGAATGATAAACATGCTAAAGAACTATTTCATGATGTTCGCAAAGGAATGGGTCTAAATGAAAATGTAAGTAGAGGAATGTTCAAAGCAATCTTTATTACTGGTGGACCTGGTTCAGGAAAAGACATTGTTATTCGTGAAGGTGTTGCTGAACAAAAGGCAGTAGAACTAAGCACAATACAAGCATTTGAACACCTGATGGACAAAAAGAAACTGTCAGAACAAAGTAAAGATTTTCGTAGAGAAGCTATTAGAACTCGCTCGCCATTAATCATCAATGGAACAGCAGATAATTTTGATAACATAGCAATGATCAAAGAAGAACTAGAAGAACTTGGATATATCACAATGATGGTATATGTTGATACTCTAAATGAAGTTAGCCGCCAAAGAAACCTTGGATTGAAAAGAATGATATCAGAATCAGTTCGTGAAGAAAAGTGGGTAAAAGCTCAAGAGAATAAAGTTAAGTTTTATCATATGTTTAACGATTTCAATCTATTTGAAAACAATGATAACTTAGATATTGTCGAAGAATCCATTAGTGATGTTTACGATCACATCAACGAATTTTTAGATAAAGATAGTTTAAATGAAATCTCTACTGATTGGTTGATGAGAAATAAAAAATTAAATATTAACGAAAAGGTGTCTTTACTTTTTAAGGAGCAACAAAATGATTCAATGGATTCTAAATCTATTCAAAAAGCCAACATCAGAGCAAAAGGTTGCGGAAAACACGGAAGACTCCTCTTTGACAACAACTGTCCAAGCTGCCAAATTACAAGAAAAGCAGGAAGACAAGACGATGTTAGAGACGGAGATGTTGCCAGCAACTCCAGCTACATCTTCAGAACCTATGTTGAAGGAAGCGACCCCACCCTCAAAGTCAGCCCGCCGCCCAAAGAAAGCAACTTCAGCAAAGACAAAGAAAAAGTAAAGAAAAAAGGACTGGTTGATTCACCCACACAGAATCAAAGACTGAGAAATGTGGCAGGAATAGGACCTGAATATGATACTAGACAACAAGGAACTGTCTATCCTATGTCTGGTCTAGGAGATGTAACCTATCGTGAGGATGTAGAACCTTCGCATGATAAATATATGAAGGAAGGTACCGCAGCAGGACTTCGCAAAAGTTTCAACAAGTTCAGAACTCAAAAAGAAGCAATAGACGATCCTGGTGCTGTAGATATGGGAGTTGCTGGTGTTCTAATGGGAGCATCAAACAAAGAACCCATGCAAACATACAAGGATCAAGATAAAACAGTTGGTCTACTAATTAAAAAGAACAAGAAACAAAAACAGGAGAAATAACATGTTCGCTAAAGACAAAGTATCACAGGCTCTAATCGATGCTGTCAATAAAGTCATCACTAAAGAAGAAGTTAAAGAACAGCTAAACGAGGCATTCCCAACTGTTGATGATGCCAAGAAAAGAATGGCCGCTGCTTCAGGTCCAAAACCTAGCGGTGGTGCTGGTATCAAATTAGGTACACGATATGGTGGTGGTAAACAAGCTGATGAGCCAGAAGATGACGAAGGAGAAAAGACACCAGCAAAAAGAGCCAAATATGGTGCTCGTAAAACTCGTTTCACTGATACCAAACTATACAAAGAAGATGAGGTTCAAGAGGAACTAAAAGGTAAGCAACATAAGATTGATGCTAACAAAAATGGAAAAATTGATGCACATGACTTCGAACTCCTTCGTGGCAAGAAAAAGAAAATGACAGAAGGATATACATTTGCAGAGCGTCTAGTAGAATCAATGTATGGTAAAAAGTCTGCACTACCAATAGACGAAACAGAAATGTCTGATGCTCAGAAAAAGAAAAAAGAAGAAATCGTTATGTCTATGAAAAAAGACACAGCAGGTCTTAAAAAGCGTTACGGTTCTCGTTGGAAAGATGTAATGTATGCTACTGCAACAAAGCAGGCAATGAAAGAAGATGTTGAAGTAGAAGAAGAAATTGATCCTAATGTTCGCACAAAAGATGCCTTAACTGGAGCAAATAAGCCAACCAACAGAAAAGATGATGTTGGTCCTGGTGCAGATGGAAGAAGCTCAAAGGTGAAATTCAAAGGCGGTCCAATGGACGAAGAAAAAGAAAATGAGAAAGAAAATGAGAAAGAAGATGAAGGACATGAGGATGAAGCAGAAGATAAAAAACTAGTCAAGAAGATGGTTAAAAAAGATGCTCTAAAAGAAGGCTCTGAAACTAAAGAAAGAAAACTAAAATCTTTCTTAACTATGAAGAAAGAAATGATTGGTAAAGCTGGTATGACTTCAGAGAAAAAAGATGAAAAATAAGAGAACCTTCAAAGAAGCTTTTGGTAAAAATCCATGGGATCCCTGGTCTACAAAGGCCGGGATTGATGAGGCTAGTGCCACTTTAGATGCTTATCTTATGGCAAGAGGTTACAACCCAGTACATATGCCAAAAGATATGAAGATTGCTCACTCGAAATCTACGGCTTTCAAGCAGTGGGCAATGAACCGTGTCAACCAAGAAGAAGTTGAGCAGGTTGATGAAGTGAGCATGAAAACTGTAAAAAGCTATCTTAGCAAAACAGTAGATCCTATTGAAGGAATGCCTAGACCAGGAATGGGCAAAAGAATGAAAGGAATTGCTGCTGCTCATCAAAGACTTGTTGGTAAAAAGCCAACTACTAAAGAAGAAGTTGAACTAGATGAAGGTTCTGTACAAGATATGTTACACAGCCGTCAGCAAACACTCCGTCAGAAATCTGGATTGCCACATCCTGATTATTACAAAGAACTAGGTAAGTCATATGGTATTGAGGATGATAAAGAAAGAATGGCAAAACAATCAGAGATAAAAAAGAAATATAGTGTCAAAGAAGATCATGTTGCTATTGCTATGGGTAGACAGCTTGATGATGAAGGAAGCATGGTGCTAACTCAACTCGACATTATAGAAGATGCAATTGCTGATTTGCGTTCTGCAATCAAAGATCCTAAAATGCAGATTCCTGCTTGGGTACAATCAAAGATTACTCTGGCATCAGACTACCTCGACACAGTAGCTCACTACATGAAAAGCAATAATGAAGATGGTATGAATGAGTCTGTTCTCTATGATAATCCAAAAGGAACATTGACTAGAGTTACTGAAAAGAAAAAAGAAATGTCTCGTTCTGCAAGAATCATTAAATCAATCTACAAAAGAAAAGGTGTCGTAAAAGAAGATACCTACGATTGGGAAAAAGACGACAAAGATACTTCCACTTATGGAAAACAACCAAAGTTTGCTAAGTCTGATGATAAAGCAAGTAAGGTAAAAAAAGAGTCTGATGCTGCTGCGGTATTGTCTGGAGGCACAACACTAACGAAACAAAATCGTGATATAGTTGAGCTAGATCCTAGGATGAAACTTCGTCCAAATAAGGATGCCCAAGACGCTGATGACGATAACAAAAGCAAATAAATAAATAACAAATAGGATATTTAAGGAGAAAAACATGTCCTCATGGGGTAATAACGATAACGCAGCAAATGCACCTTACTGGGCAGTAAACTCAGCCATTGCACCAGCAAACCCAAACAGAGCAGCACCTACAGCAGCTAATGTAGCATTGCTATATGCAAACACTACAGCTAATGTATATACTGCTGGAGAAACCATCGGTTTGTTTGGAATAGACTCTCAAGAAATTGATGTTCTAGGAGATACTGGTGCTCATACGGGTTGGGTACTGAAAACTCAAGGTCAAGGTGGTCGTGCAGGAAGAGTTCAATACGAAACTCTTGTAGCACTAAGCACACTGAATAGTGATGGTGACGCACAACTGTTCCCGAATGTCTCTATCACATTGGCCACAACTACTTCAGCTTCAGTTGTTGCTAATACGAGCTATGCTAATTCTGCATCATTTGTTGTAACACCAACATTAGTTGGAAACACAGCAGCAGTTCTGACATATCAGTGGCAAGTTAACACTCCTTCTGGTTCACTGGGATGGACAAATGTTGTCAATGGAACACCAGCAAATACTCAGTACACTGGTGGAACATCAGCAACACTGGTTGTCAGACCAGCAGATACAACAGTCAATAACTACAGATTCCGTGTCACTGCAACAGCCGCAGTACAAGGCGTTTCTGCAACATCGTCAAACAGCACTATTACAGTAACTTAACTTTGAAAGTGTGGGGAGGAGAAATCTTCCCCACTCCAATACATGTTTGATGATTTGAATGAAGAAAATTTCACGATGTATGCAGTAAAGGCTTATGAAAAACCTAACTGTGTTATGTCTGAGTTTGAAGGAGACTTGAAACGAACAAAGTATTTAAAAAGACTTTTTCGTAGATATAAAGTAACAAAAACATTAAAAGAAAGACTAATATTAAATCACATTATATTATTATATAATGTGTTCGGCGCAGAAGCTACAACAAGAATATTATTCTACCGAATAGATGAAAAAGATTATGATGTTCTGAAAACTTTCTTGATGTATCTCAATCTGTTGCCCTCAGTAGTTAGAGGTATCAGAGGAAAAAATATTATAACATCTGATATTGCAATTGACTTACAGATAGCAGAGACATTAAGAAATATATGAAAACTCTAAAAGGTTTCTTACAGAATGAAGATTTGAGACAGTGGTTCAGCAAAACTCACCCCAAAGGCGATTGGAAAAGAATTAATTCTAAAGGTGAGGTTGTTGGCCCTTGTGCAAGAGAACCAGGCGAAGCAAAACCAAAATGCATGTCAAAAGAAAAGAGGGCACAACTTTCGAAAAAAGAAAAAGCCGCTGCGGTTAGAGCAAAAAGAAAACACGATCCTAATCCAGAAAGAAAAGGTGCACCCATCAATGTGTCGAGCTATGGCAAAGGAAAGTTAAGCGAAGATATGGAACTCAACGAAAAAAATAAACCAACAAATTCTAAATTATGGGCTAGAGCAAAGTCACTAGCGAGATCAAAGTTTGATGTTTATCCTTCCGCATATGCTAATGGTTGGGCATCTAAATGGTATAAGTCTAAAGGTGGTGGTTGGAGATCAGTAAAAGAAGAAAGAGAACCAATGAAATCATTCAAACAATACATCAATGAAGCTAACGACAAAAAAGATACTATTACATTAAACATTCCTCTTATGATTCGAATGTTAGAATTAGCGAGAGAAGATGTTAAAGATGATATGGAACTTCATCGTATCACAGAAAGACTTATCGATATCAGAGACAAAGGTGTTCTGACAATGGATGATTATAACTTCATTGCAGGACTAAAAGAAGAATTAGAAATTGATGATGAGATGATTAATGAATTGAGAATTAGTACTATGTTGAGATATGCCACTAAAGCGAACAAAGCGTTAATTGGTGGAGACAGAAACAAAGAACAAAAAAGAATTAAAGGCATTCAAACCGCCAATTATAAAATTCAACAAAAAACAAAGAAAGTACAAGAAGAAGTTGAAGAACTAGATGAAGCCTCACCAGCATGGCAAAGAGCAGCAGGAAAAGATCCTGAAGGTGGATTGAATCGTAAAGGTATTGCATCATATCGTCGTGCAAATCCAGGTTCAAAGCTTTCAATGGCAGTAACAACAAAACCATCAAAATTAAAGAAAGGCTCAAAAGCTTGGAATCGTAGAAAGTCTTTCTGTGCAAGAATGTCTGGGATGAAACGCCGTCTTACTTCAGCAAAGACAGCGAGAGATCCAAACAGCAGAATCAATAAATCTTTAAGAAAGTGGAATTGCTGATGAAGAAGTTTAAAAATATAAGAGAACTTTGCTGGTCAGGATATAGAAAAGTTCCAGGCAAAACACCATATTCAAAAGGTAGTTGCGTTAAAGAAGATGGAGCAATGGGTGGTTCAGCAGGACCAACAGTTGTAACTGGACCACAGAGTGCTACTGATCCTATTAGTGCAACAGCAGTTAAATTACCGATGAAGAAAAAGAAGTACCCAACACTAGCTAGAAAATCACCAAAAATGTAAAGAGAGTATGATATGTGGATTTTAAAATGGTTACCTGATTGGATTTTTTATGCAATCTTAGTTATTGGAATCGTAGGATTGATTTCAACATACTTAGTTAAATTCCTAGCTAAGTTTATCCCACCTCTTTATATGTACAAGACACCAATACAACTAGTGTCTATTGCATTTATTGTCTTGGGTGTTTTCATGTCTGGTGCGATATACAACAACGACCAGTGGGAAGCTAAAGTAAAAGAACTACAAGAAAAAGTAAAAGTAGCTGAAGAAAAATCAAAAGAAGTTAATACTGAAATTGTAGAGAAAGTAGTTGTAAAGAACAAGATTATAAAAGAAAAAGGTCAAGAAGTTGTAAAATATATTGACAGAGAAGTTGTCAAATACGATACAAAGTTCTTACCTGGTGGTGAATGTGCAATACCAAAAGAATTTGTAGGTGCCATAAATAAAGCTGCGGAGACACCAAAATGAAGTATATTCTAATTGCTTTGTTACTTGTAGGATGCTCAACGCCAGTACCAGTAGCACCAAAGTTTCCTCAAGCGCCAAAGATTTTATTAGAAAAATGCAAGGAGTTGAAAATGACTCCTGAAGATGCCACTCTAAGTGAAATAGCAAAAAAGATTGGCATAAATTACGAATCT